TTATCATTTCAGTTGTATTACTTCCTCCTTTTTGGAAACCACATTCAACATACTTGTTCATGAGGTTTTCGTTTTTTAAAGATGAATATATCACCTTTCTATTGTTTAAAAATGCTGTTCCACTAAGTTCATTTATTAAGAAAACCAGTGAGTCATGTCTTATTTTTTTATCCTTAATCTCTGGATTACTAACTATAAATTCTATCCAAGCTATTGGACTATTAGTATAGTATATAAAACCAGCGCAAATGGGTGTATCATTATCATCTGTCACAACAATTCCAGATAACCCATTGTCTGGCAGTACTTCCCGTGTTGGAGGACAAAACCTCCAAAACTTCCACCACTCAACAAGCGTGTCGTAATCTTTTGTTGTAATCCATCTACTATTCATAGTTACAAAGATAATGTATTTTACATAAAAGATTTAGACACCTCTGAGTTAACTTGGTATAATTCTGACCTTGTACTTTTACCGCTTAATTTCAATGTTACATTCATGTAGTATCCTAATAAACCAGAGGTTTCAACGCTTTGGCTTTTAACTGATATAATGAAATCTCCATTACTTAAACCAGCTACTGAACTCAATGTAACGCCATTAGATAATATCGCTGATATAGTCCCTATGTAGGTCATATTTGATTTATAAACCTTGTCCCCAATATTCACTAAATTTGGGACAGAAACTCCAGTAATCACATTCAATCCAGATATAGATGTTATAACACCAATGCCTTGAACTGCTGGTGTTGCTGTATCTATAGCTCCAGTATTATCACCTCTAACGTAAGCATATCTAACACCCTCTTTAGTTTGATAATCTGCAATCTCTATGTTTCCATTTTGTTGGTCAGTAACACAAGTTGCTGCCCAAGTATCAGTTCCTTCAGTAGATATAGTTCTAAATACTTTTCTTGTTCCAGGCTCAACATTCATATTGAATGAGAATGATGAATCGTATAGTGTACCGTAAAATGTATTATAGTTAGTGTTATCGTTATGTCTGTAAATCTCACCACCGTAGAACGAGTAAAACTCCCCATTCATTCTGCACATATCTTCTGGGTTGAATGTTTGAGTAGTAACCCATCCATTGCTATCATCAGAATAAAGCCAAGTAACAAACTGAGTAGTATTATATTTCACATTCATTACGTAAACATTTAGGTGCTGGTCATACTCACCTATAATATTGTTTATTACATTATCTCTAAACAACCTAGTAAAGTGATAGTTCATACCATAATTGGATACTGGAACTAACCCTTGATTTGACTTCTGCATTATAGTACCTCGCTTAACATCTGGAAAAAACCTGTTAGCTCCGTAGAAATCAAAACCATCAGAAAACTGAGAACCATACTCACCATCTAAAGCTTTTTGTTGCCCTAATACTTGTGGTATCTTTTGAAGGTTGGTTGTTCCATCTGCATTATATAGCAAGTCTTTTCCGTAATAAACAACAGAGTATTTATCTTCTTGTATTACATCTATATTGGTATCAAATCCTTTTATATTTATTATCCTACCAAATGATTTTTCCATATCATCTTTGTAGTTGGCTAGATACAAATTAAACTCATTAAGTCTATTTACATTTGTGCTTTCTTGTAGTATTTCACTGTAAGTTAAATCTGCAAACCTATTTATTTGTCTGTACTTATCTTCGGAAACCGCAGTAGGATTATTAGATATTCCAAAATTCTTCCTATTAAAACCATCTTGTATTTGATAACTCTCAACTCCATTTCCAAATGCAAAACAGTTAAATGTTCTTGTAAGTGTATGAGGGTTTGATTCATGTGCGCCTCCAATGATGTTGAATGTTTCTGGAGTTTCAAAATATAAATTGTCAAGCTTTAATTCTGGCTCTGTTTCAAATATTAAAGTTCCCCTTGCAAAATTAACATCTATAATTATATCCGTATACACGTCTCTACTGGCAGTACCATCTCTCCAAGGTGTAACATAAAAAGCGTCTTGATAAGTAATTCCTCCAACTGTTTTTGGTATAAATCCATAAGCCTTTAAATACCCACCATTATTCGGATCGTTTTGACTAAACCTGTCCCATTCGTCAGTTCCAACAACTTCTTCTTGAAACCAATCGTAAAAACTTGGATAATTCGCATACGATACGGTATCTAAATGGTAGTTGTGATTAAATGATATACTTCCATAAGCTTTTATAGTTATATCTATAACAATTGAAGAACCAGCATGTACGAAGTATGGAGAATAAGTAGTTGCAGTCGCCTCTCCAAATCCAGGTGTTGTAGTTATTTTCCAGTTATTACTTGATGGGTATCTCCCTCCAGCAGAACCAGAAAAACTTTTAACGGAGTCTTCGTCTACAGTTAGGTCGAATACTCCTTGTTTTATTTTGATATACTTACCACTTTTTTCAACTAAATTTGCACCAGTCTCTAACAAATTACCTGTTATAAAATCACTTTCTTTGTCAGCTACCTCAAGAACTTTCACCTTAATGGCTTCGTCATCTTGTCTAACACCACTTAAATCTGATTTAACTATTAGTATATCCCCTTCGGCTACTTTATTTATATTCTCGCCTTCTAACTTAATCCATCTATAAACATCATCTTTATATATAACATTAGCGTATATTATTTGATAATCTTTATTCGTTTGTTTTACACCAAACTTGTATTTTTTAGCCCAAGTAGGAGGTGTGTTGTTTATATCTATCTTAAGTAAGTTTATCGTATCGTTGTTTTCTGGTCCTATAAATACAGAATTATCTTTAGATGTGAGAGCAGTTGTTTTTCTCCCCTCCTCATCAAGATATATTAGGCACACTTCGTAATCTCTGTTACTGTGCATGCTTCTATAAGCGGTATTACTAGCTACAACTAAATCAACATTGTCTATAATATAAAACTCATACTTGTCTTCTATAACTGTAGACTCTTCCGTTACTCTGTACTTAACCACTGGAGTAACTATTGATAAAAATTCTCCAAAATACGAAACTTTGAAACCAGTGAAGTCAGCTGGATTAACTATTGTACCTTCATTAGATATGAATGGAGGTTCTACAGATGTTTTAAATGTATTTGAAAATGTAGTCTCTACGTTATGTTTAAAATCTGAATTGGTTATAAAATCAGCTAATGTACTGTAGTCAGAAGATAATGTATATGCGTATGTTGGACTTGATGTAAAATCTACAAGAGAAGAATTTAATTCAAAATTAAATATTAATTGCTTTCCTCTTTTAAATTCAAAACCAGAAAAATCGTATTTACATAATGACTTTATTATGGTTGTGCCAGTTTGATATGTAGTTCCACTTGGGTTTATAAATGACAGTTGATGATTTGCTTTAAATTCCCATGTTGAAATAATAATAGCTGGTATTGGAAATTCATACACTTCATACTTAACCTCTAGGTCGTATATAAGTCCATTACCATAACAAACAAAAAACCTATATTTAGGGCTTGATGTAGGAGTGTCAACTTGAAAATTTCTAAAGATTGTGCCAGATAGATTGTCGTATTGTTGTATGATATTGTTGCTATCATCTATTACAATTAAACTGTATGTCGATAAGTTATATGTTCCTTTTGGAATTATTGATACTGTTATTTTTGTTACATGATTAGCGTCATTTCTTGGAAACAATATTTCATTAGTAGCAAAATTAATATAAGCATTTCCATCTCCACCAGAATCACCACTAACTTTATTTCCATCCTCAAAATCAACTAGATTAGAATATGCAATAACTCCATTATAGTTTTCACTAGTATCTACAATTGCATCAGAATATAATGGAAGAGATATAAAGTCTACATCAAAGTCAACATGCTCTGGTATGTTTCTTCCTTCAGTAAAATCTCCATACACTAACCTATTACCAATTAGTGTTTGTGCGTTTGCTAATAAAGGAACATTGTCAAAGTTTCTATAGTATTGCGCCTCTGGAAGTACTGCGTAGAGTTTACTTTTACTAAAGTTAAAAACTTGAGTAACACTATTGCCCCAACCTTCTTCACTTTTTAAAAACTTATCTATTATATATACGGTATTATTATTAGATTCCTTAAATAACAAATCAATACCGATAACATCTCTTGGTCCAGTATTAAATGAAACATTAACAGAGTTAAAAAGATTTAACATACCATTGTTTTCGTATGTTTGATAATCCATTAAAAATTTCTTTGGCATAAAAGCTATTTCACTCCAAGACGATATTGCAGAATAATACCCGTCATTGTATTTGTATCTGTAAGCAAACTCTATGAACTTATCGTTTAAGAAAGGCTTATACACATTTTCTGTAAACACCATTTCCAATGTTGGTGCGTGTATAGGAGAGGGTTTTATTACGCTTATCTCAGCAGATGTAAATGTGTAAGCTGGATTTGCAGTAAAGTAATCCTTAAATCTTTTTATGTTTATTATTCTTGGAGGATTAACTCCGTCAGTCCAAGCCAATAAGTCACCTTCGTTTTCTCCAGTAACTATAATATCAGCCGCTTTTATTCTTTTGGTCTTAGAAAAATTTAAAGCACCACCAGTAACTGCCTTTAATACAACAGATGTATTTGTACTTGTGTTTGAATCTAATGTATTATACTCTATAATAGCATCGTAATTATCTCCACATATAAAATTATATACCAAACTTTTAGACGATATTGTAGCTTTACCTACTGTCTTGGGGTTTGTAATACTATAAGTTGTAGCTATTGTGGTTTTCTTAACATTACCTAAAGCGTTTTTTACAACGCCCTTCTGACCTTCCTCAGATGTAACTATAGATACGTTTGAAGCATCAGTTAATTGACCCATAGGAACGAGTCTTTCATCTAAATCTTTATTTACCGTACCTATTAAGAAATTATTTGATATTTTAGTCATTTGTATATTTTTAAGCTAACCAGGTTCTTCTACCTTTTAATAACTGCATTATTTTCTCACCTTTCAAATCAGCCATTCTAATCTTGGTATTATTTAATTGAGAGAAATATTCTTTTCTGAATCTATTAACAATATACTCTTGTACATTATATTTAGTATGAAGCATTTGCCAAGCTATATAGTTTATTAAACAAGCCTCTGCTAATTTGTGTACTTCAATTTCGCTTTCGTCATTTGATTCTAAACCATCAGAAATATATTCTAATACAATAGTGCTATACTTAATTTCAGAACTGAACTGTATAACACCAAGTTTCTTATCTATATTGAATGTACCATTCTTGTTTGCTTTTGAAGTATCAAGACCATAATTAGCACCACCGTAGTTAGGTCCTCCACATCCAGTGCTTATGCAAGATGAGTCTCCACAACCACCTCCACAGGCAGTGTATTGATTTACATTTCCTAAATCAGTGCTTCTTGAATTAATTTCAGTTAAACTTTGTCCCTCCAATGGATAACCATTTTGGTCAAACAATATGTTGAATTGATTGTCTTGTAGGTATGGAGCAGTAATAATTGCGGTATCTCTATTCTCTATTAGTGGGTGAAACCTACCATTCTGGTCTACATAAGAAATCCTTACATAATTTATATAATCACTTGGAAGAATGATTTGCAATGTATCTCCAAGCTCAAGCTCCATTGCTTTGATTTCTTTTAAAACATCGTAGTTTAATTCCTGCAATGCTCTTTTGGCATGATATATAACTTGGTATCTCTTTGTTGAAGATGGAAGTATTCTGTCATCTCCAACATAGGTAAGCATAAATCTATTTACAATATCTTTTATTGTTACATATTGATACCCACCCCAGTTCTCATTAGGATCTTCGTAGTAGTTTATTGGAGGTAATGTTACTATATTACTCATGCCTTATTGTTTTTTAGCAGCATCTAATTGCTCCTGTTGTGTTACGTAATTAACTATTTCTTGTGAGTTGATAGAAATACCAGCATAAGATAAAATCTTTGCTACAAGAGCTTCAAAACAACTCTCGTGCATGTCAAAGTTTTTATAGTCTGAAGCTGATGCATTAAAAACTGGATTACCTAACACATCTATATAAGTCCATTTAGGAGTTACTGGAGTTCTTAAATAATACATTTGAACATTATTGATTATGGTGTCTGGAAATATTTTAAAACCAGTCCCTACTCTCGTATATACTGGATATGACGTTGAGTTTGAAACCAATGGAGTATTGTTCAGCTTATTTATATCTAATTTAGAAACCTCCTCAATGTCTGTGGTATTATACATTAATCCCTCAACTCTATGAACATCAGTAACTGCATAGGTCCAAGTACCAGATGATTTAGTCAATGGTGCATATTGTGAATATCTATCAATTCTCTCTCTTAAGTTCTTTGGTAAATCCGCAAACTCACCACCAGTAAGTCTATTTACTTGCTTTAAAATCAATCTATTGTATGAGAAAAAGTCTTCCTCAAATATAGAACGCTGAGCCATTTCAGCAAAAGAATTAAACTCTGATGGAGTTAAATATCCTCTACCGTCTTTGCTCATAAAAAACAATACCGTACTCCTAACCTTATCTATCATTATAAAAATAGTTTATTTCTTGCAAAGATACGAAAATAAAAAAGTGATTAATTTACATAAAAAAAGGGATAAAATTAATTACCCCTTTTAAAAACCTTGCTTATTTAAAGCTTAATCTAACTTAGCCTTGATGAAGTCCAGTAAAAGCTGACCTTCTTTACCTTTAAAGTACCTTGCTAACGAATCAAATTCATCATCTCCATGAGGAACACTTAATACCACATCTTTACCATTGTAGAATCTTCCACTTGTAGAATCATATTTCAAGATGTCTTCTGATACAGCTTTAATACCATAACCTCTAAGACCAATCATATCATTCGTTGCTAACTTTAAAAACATCTCTGGATAGTCACTTGCGTAAATTCTTAAATCTCTCTTCATTTCTGAACTAGACATTTTAGTTGCTTCACTTCCGTAAATAGATAGTGCAATGTTTTCAAGTTCTGTTAGTTTTAATTCCCTAACAATTTTAGCAGCCTCAAACTGTAAGTCTAATTCTATCAATTCTTCTTCAGCTTCTTTCTCTGGGTCAAACAATTCAAATACCATTCCATTCTTTGGGTGCAAATCTAAAAACTTTTGTAGTGTTGGATTCGTATGAGGAACAACTAATATCCCATCTTCAAATACAATACTTCCCAATGTTACTTCTCCTGTTTGTTCTGGAATAAATACACTCTCTTGATTTGTAGCATACCTCATTGGTTTTAAGGTATTTGTTTTTTTATCGTGGTATTGAAGAGGTAAATCTCCTTTGTGACGATTAGATAGTGTGTACGTTAATGGTCTTGAACCATCTTTAAGCATGTAGATTTTGTTCTTAACTTCTTCTACAACCGCAGCTTTTTTTACTGTTGCCATTTTTTTTAATTTAAAATTTTATTTAATTGCGGTGATTATCACCGTTATTTGTTGCAAAGATAATATATTTTAACTATATTTGTTTTAGATATAAATATATGCAGTATGGGATACGTTTACATACATATTAGATTAGACAATGGAAATCCTTTTTATATAGGGATTAGCAATGATGTGGATGGTATTTATAAGAGAGCTTTCAGCAAAGAAGTTAGAAATAACTTATGGAAAAAAATTATTAATAAAACCAACTATGAAGTTGAGATATTATTTGAACATGATGACTATGAATTTATAAAAGAAAAGGAAAAAGAATTTATATCTTTATATGGTAGAATTAATACCAATACGGGTATATTATCTAACTTAACTAACGGTGGTGAAGGGACTTTAGGGTATGTTCAAAGTAAAGAAATGATTGCAGATAGAGTGTTAAAAGTTACTGGAAAAAAAAGAACTCAAGAACAAAAGGATTATATGAGTTCAAAAATGAAGGGAGTTAAACGCTCTGCACAGTCTTGTGAAAATATTAGCAAATCAAAATTAGGTCATTCTTATAATAAAGGAATCCCCAAAACAGAAGATCACAGAAAAAGATTAAGCAATTCTAAAAAAATGTTTTATAAGAATAATCCAAACATGTTCAAAGATAATGGCAAAAGTAATACTTGCGCAAAGAAAATAATTAATATATATACTAGAGAAATATTTAATTCTATAAAAGATGCTGCTAAGTCTTTGGGATTTAGCAGTGATAAAATGGGAAAAATGTTAAGAGGAACAACTTGCAATACAACTTCATTAATTTATTACATAAAAAAAGAGGAGATATAAACCTCCTCTTTAATTAAAAATATGTAACTATTTGATGATCACTACGCTGCAGCGCTACGCAAAAGTACAAAATTATTTCTTCCCATTACAGTAAGACATCTTTCAGACAACAAGTGAAGTTCGTTAGCATCTAAAGAAGATGTTGTAGCTCCACCAGCACCACCGACAACCCATGCTTTATAACGTCTGTCCTCACCAGAGTTAGAACGATATTTAATGTGCAAGAATGGAAGAGTAGTGTTAGCTCCTAATACGTTATCGTAAACTGACATAGAACCAGCTGGACAGATAACACCGTTGATAGCAGAAAGACCAGTGATTGCTCCACGTTTAGTTGGGTCATTCAAGTATTTCCAAGCTGTTTTGTGGAAAGTATAACCACCCCACATTACAGATTTGAAAGAAAGAGACAATGCCATGTTAGCATCGTTTCCAAACAAACCGTAAGACTGACCACCAGCGTAAGCAGAACCAGATACAGCATTGATAGATGCCATTCCTTTGTCAAATGCAAGGTCTTGGTTACGTTTAGCAAACATCATGTTTTCAGCAATAGCTCCTTGAGCGTCAAGTCTGTTGATGATAGATTCGTAATCTACTTCAATATCAGAAACAGTACCTTCAAAGATATTTCCTTTAGATACGGCTTCGAAGAAACCTTCAGTACCTCTTAAACCAGCAGTAGCATAAGCACCAGAAGTAGCTTCGATTTTCTTACCCTCAACCATAGACATCTCTAACAAGTCATCAAAACGCTGACGAGTTTTAGCTCTATCTTTTAAGTACCATAAGTAACCTCCTCCGTATTCTGGAGCAACTTCAATCCAACCGATTTGAGTCATGTCAGAACCGTTAACAATATCCACATCTTTGATGATGATTGGTTTGTTTTCGAAGATGTTTGGGTCTGTAGTTAAAGAAGTGTCTTGTCCTGGAGTTCCTTTTTTAAATTCAGAACCGAATACATAGATAGTCAATTGACTAGCAGTAGTACCAACACCATATCCAGCAGCAAGAGTAGATAATGCTGTAAAGTTATCAGCAGCAACAGAAGTTACAACACCAATATTTTCAACACCAGTCACAGTATTGTAAATCAATACGGTTTCGTTTACTCTAACAGAGTGAGCTACAAGAGAAGTTCCAGAGAATACATTTCCAGTTCTAGTAGCTGATTTGTAGATTTTAGTCAAACGACCTTCTTCAGTCCATTTTACAAGGTCAGAAGAGATAGCGTACTCGCTACCGATTTTTTCCAATAAACCTTTTACAGATTGGTTTCCGTAAGATTGGAATTCTTTTTCGTACAAGTCAGGCATGTACTGGTTTGTGAAGTTAAAGTCAGATGCTTCTAAGTAGTTAGAAGAAGTAACTTCTTTTTTTGGACTAGGAGTAAAATTAACTCCAGGAACTGATAATATCGCCATTTTTTTATTTTTTTAAGCGTTTATAATAATTTGAACATCTTTGGCGATGAATTAGATGTTGAACCCACTTCTTTCTGACCCATGTCTATGTTCTTAGAATTTGATATGTCTGACTTAATAGCATCAGACTTTCCTAACTCATAGAAATGTTCAGCAAGTTTATCGGCATTTGCATAAGCATATAATCCCTTGTGATGTCCACTTGCATCTTTCAACATCCCCGTTTCTGCATCAACAAATTTTCCAATCAAATTCATAATGTTTTTTTGACTTTCCTTAACTTGAACCACGTCTGGAACATTGTAGGTCATTTTATTTCCCGCTACGTTGAAATCAAAACCTTTGAAATCATCAGAAAATAATTTATCAGTCAAGTTGACAAAATTCTCTTGCTGTTTAGCTTGAGCTTTTTGACTCTCTTCTTGTTGAGCATTAAAATTATCTAGTGTTGCTTTAGCCACTTTATAAGGCTCTGGTATCACGCTCTCGTCAAACCTTGCTACTGCGTATTGATCCTTTTGCCCGTTAAAATAATCTAAAGCTTCAGATAATGTTTTTTTAAACTCTCGTTTTTTTGTTTTAATATCTTTCTCATCATCGTAGTCTACATCGAAAACATATTTTTCTTCAAACTCTTCGTTGACTTCCTCAGCATCTAAGTAAGGATTCTTTTCAGATAAGTATTTTTTAAGAACGTAATTTGGGTCTTCTTTGTCCCATTCTTTTTGAGTCTCCATAAAGTCTGAATAAGACCTACCTGTTTTCTCTTTGTAATCTAAATATTTTTCTACATCTTCTGGAATCTTTCTATCACTAGTCTTATCTTTAGATTTAACCAATTCATCAATAGAATCGAATTCAGCTCCGTATTTACTTTTTAAATATTCCTTAACTAAATCCTCATCTAGTTCTGGTCTTGTTTCTTGAAGAGTTTCTCCGTACACTTCTTCTGTTGTTTCTTCCGCTACATCTTCTGTAACTTCTTCAGTAACTTCCTCAACTTGTTCGTCATTAAAGGCCTCTTGATTTAAAGGCTCGTCTTCATAATCAACTGTTTTGAACATACTCATATTTTACTGTTTTAAATTTAATTTAATTATATTGAAAATTTATGCAAAGATAGAATAATTATAAATAATATTTATATGTACTAAAAGCCTTCTATCCTATCCTAAATAATCGTATATTTGTATATAATTTAAAAACACATAGATATGCCTTACGTTTACAAACACATTAGATTAGATACCAAAGAGCCATTTTATATTGGAATAGGCAACGTAGATAACTTTAGAAGATCGCGTTCTAAATCTGGTAGAAACAATTACTGGAAAAATATAGTAAATAAATATGGGTATGAAGTAGAAATAATATTTGAGCATAGTGATTATGAATTAGTTAAAGAAAAAGAAAAAGAATTTATTGAGCTATATGGAAGAAGTGATTTAGGAAAAGGATTATTATGTAACAATACAAGTGGAGGAGAAGGTTCTTTAAATAGAAAAGTATCTGATATTACTAAGGAAAAAATAAGGAAAACTCAAATAGGAAAAACAATATCTCAAGAGCATAGAGATAAAATAAGGATTTCTAATACTGGAAAAAAACATAGTAAGGAAGCGTTGTTAAAAATGTCTTTATGTAAAAAAGGTAATACTTATTGGAAAGGTAAAAAACATACCGAGGAAACAAAATTAAAAATGAGCATTAATAATGCTAGACCAATGCTAGGTAAAAAACATTCTAAAGAATCAAAAGCAATAATGTCAATTAGTAGGTCTGGAGAAAATAATAAATTAAATAAAAAATATATAAATACAATAACAAAAGAAATTTATTACTCAGGAGTTTATGCTGCAAAATGTATTGGCGTAAGTTACAGTCATTTTAAAAACATGATTAGTGGTAGGAAACAAAATGTAACTAATTTGACAAAATTAAATGATTATAAAGGGGAGTTTTAATTCCCCTAATGTTAATTATAATCTAAAAGATTGCATAGAATCAAACCCATCAGATTCAAAATCTATAGGTGCTTTATCAGCATTTCTTTGGTCAATCATTTTAGATTGTTGACTTGCTTGTAATTTAGTTCTATCGTCTTTTCTATCTTCTTTTGCTGTATCTCTTTGGTTTAATACATCAGACTCTCTTTGTTTTATTTGCATCTGGTATTCAAACTCTTTAGCCATTAACTGCATTTTCAACTCAGCCTCTTTTTGCAACTCATCTAACTTACCTTGATTAACAGCTTGTTGAACTTGCATCTTAATCTGACCTTCCATCTGTGCTTGTTGTGCTTTAGCCTGAGATGCTGCTTGAGATATTTGTATTTGAGAATCTTGATTAGCTTTAATCTTATCCATCTCTTGTTTTTGCAAATCTTTAGCTCTTTTCTTTTTAGCCATAGATAATACTCTATACGCTAATGAGTAATCCCTAATGTTTAATATTGCAAACTTATCTTCAACACCAAGAGTTCCAGCTTGTATTTCTAAACTTAAATCAGCTTCTAGCTTTGCTTTCTGCTCATCATCTAAATCAAGGTCTATGAATATTCCAAAATCATATAAGTGTAGGTCCTTAATATCTCTAAGGTCTACCATTGCTGTATTACCTATCTTGTTTATTAAGTCATTTGCTAATGGACTATACTCTAACACATCAGATATTCTGTAAGCTATACATTCAGCAATACCTCTTACGATATAGAAAGTAGCGTCTTGTAAGTGTCTTGTAGCTACATTTGAATTATATGCTGCAACTTTTTGAAGACCAACTAATGAATCTTTATCTGGCATTGTACCATCTCTTGCCTCATTAACTCCAGTGACATCTCGTATCATCTGAAGTTTAAATTGGTATTGATTTGTAAGTGCAGTAAGTTTACTTAAGAAACCAGTACTTTGAATTTCCTGTATGACTCTTTTACCACCATTAAACTCTCCTCCGACATTTGTATTCCTTGTGAGGATAGAACCAGTCTGCATAAACATATTAATAGCTTCCGTATGGTCATACTTATTCCCATTGCCTAATGATACTTGAGCAATACCTTCTATATCAATCTCGTGACCATCTGGTCGCATTTGTTGAAGTACTTGCTGTATTTTTAAATTTATAATTTGTAACTCATCTCCAAAAGGAATCATTCTATTTACAAGACTATCAATGTGTCCACTCTCGTGTAACAATGGAGCGCATACTACATAGTTTGACATTACCTTGTTTAAATTTGATTTAGGTCTAACCATATTTTTAGCTACTTCCCATTTAAGGATTATATCAGTACCTAATACCATTATACCTTCAAACCAAACCTCTTCCTCTTTTTTGAGTACATCATACAATCCATCTTTAGAAGGATTTAAACTCTCATCTCTTTGGATTATTTTCTTACCACCATTCTTGGTTTTCTTTTCTTTCCATACTTTTTGACGAGTAGATTTATAGTTGAAGTATAATAAACCAACCTTATCTTTAAATGCATCATTAGCATTATTCTCGTGTAGGTAGTAATACTTGTTCCAAGAAGAACCTATGCTTTGTATTCTTTCTCTGTCGTCATCAGTCAAGTCTGGAAAATCCCTGTATACTTCTGAGATTAAACTATTTTTAAATTCGCCAAAATAATAACAGTCAGAAAAGTAAGGGTCTTTAGTGTAACTATAAACAAAGTCAGCTATATCTACATACTCTAATTTAACTCCTTCTGATTTTGTAAACCTATGTTTAGCAGCGCCAAGGCCACAAACAACTAAGTCTTTAACAAACTTCTTTTTAGTGGTTAGGTTAAATTTATTTTCGTTAAATACAGTTTCTATTGCCATCTGCTCAGATAGTTCAATAGAAGGCTTGTATTTAAGTTGCATGTGAATATCCAGTTCGTCTTTTGTTTCTGGAAGTTCAGCTGGGTCTGTATTAAATGCATTAACACCTAAAGTTTCCTTTGCTTTTAAAAGAAAGTCTTTGGCGTTCATATCTCTCTCTATATTCTTACGATATGATATTCTATTCTCAGATGATATTGGGTCTACAGAAAATGCACGTACATTATATTCTTTCTCATTAATACCATTAACAACTACATCTACATATTTTGGAATGATAGGAATAGGATTAAAGTTCAAGTTAAGATATGACATATCCCCATTAAGCTTCATTGCATCTTTATACTTTGCAGTATTTTGTATTCCTTGAGCATAAGCCCTTCTCCTAATAACTTCAGCTCTATTGGAATAGAATCTACAAGTTCCATTATCTCTTTTAAACCACTGATAAGAGATTGCTCTACCAACCTTTAAACCATATTCTGGTTTTATCTTGTCAGAGAATGGATCGTTTTGTCTTGGTAGTCCAGCATTTGTTATAACAACAGCTATGTCTTTTGTCGGCTTCATCTATGCGTATTTGTGTAAATTTATTGTTATTGGTTTTCTTTCCACTTGAGGTCTGTATGCGTGTCTGTTTATAGCCATTAAAGCCAATCCAGAACTGATACCTAAATCGTAATTACCCCTTTTTCTAATATCAAATTCTAACCAGTCTTGTAATGTTTTATTAAATGGCATTGAGCCAATCTCTCCTTCATCATTAACCACCCCTACATTTTTATTTATGTAACTCTCAATAGCTGATGAGTGCATTTGAATCACGTCTTCAGATGAGTTTGGCATACCTCCAATTTCCCTTTCTGTAACAGATAATCTATTGACAGCTTTATCAAATCTGGTAATTGCAAAGTTACGATAACCTCTGTTCTTAAAATGGTATAGTAAACGAGGTTTATTATTCTCAACTAATATTGGCATACCGTAGAATACACAAGCCATTAAGACATCTTCAAAGAAAATTTCTGCTGTTTGTGTTCTAGATATATATTCTAAAAAAAAGGAATTTGATGGTGCGTTCTTTAAAGTGAAACAAGTAACACCACTTAAAGCTCCTTTAGAACCTCCAGAATTATCATTGTCTTTTGTACTTCTTTTTGCCTTGCCATCAACTACTCCAGATATATCATAAGGGTCACAACCAAATGCTCCAATGTCATCATTTAAAGGAGCATAAGAATATCCTCCCCAACCTGCCTTCATCTCATATTGGTTTTGTAAAGACAACTCTGGTATCCAGTTTATTAAGAACTTACCTTTTGAGTTTGGTGTCCACACAACTCTTGTGTCTCTAACACCATCTTTCCAACAAAAGTCTCCACGAACTAAAGTCTTATCAATATCATTGTTCATATTGAAAGACATCTGCTCATTTATTCTTTCTATGTTAAATAAGGCATTATCAAGCTCATCTCTAAACGCTTCTTCAACTGTCATTGGAAACGCTCTTAACTCATCGTTATAAGCTATGTCGCTTTCTTTTCTTTTTGATGCTCTTCTTGCTTCGAGATATTTTATTGAACCAGTTTTTTTCTCAACACCATCAGCATTTATGAATGACTCTCCTCTCTCTAAATCTTCGTGGCATACACCATACTTATCTGTAAATTCAGACATGTTCTTGTGTCCTGGAAGAAAGTAAGAGTAAAGACCACTTGGAGTTCTTGTTGTGGTTACATCTCTCTTCTTAATTAAGGATTGGTAATACAACTCTCTAAATTCAAAACCACCATCCTTCATTGCTGCCACAGTAGAACCTACAAATGCTTTTCCAACTATTGTTCCACCCTCATCCATTGTAGGAGATACTTGTCCCCAGTGACTTTGGAAGTTTCTTCCTTTGGTCCATTTAGATGCCTCATCGGCTAAATACCTAAACATCTTCTGACCATCATAAGAACCTTCGTTTGTGGGTTGGTAATCTATCTTTGTATTAAGATAATCATCTGTCTGCGTATCTCTTTTCTTCTTTGCCTCTTTAGACATATTAGATGGTTTAGCAAACTCTAAAAATACTTTAGAATCTTCTTTACCCCTTACTACTGGTCTAAAGAAAAATGGTAAGTTAAGATAGGCATAACTAAATTTACTAAATGCTTTTTTAGCATCCTCATCTGACTTAGATGTAATACCAAAGTTAGCATTATTGTTTGATGTAGCTTCCTCTAAAAACCTACATACTTTTTCATAAGTATATCCAGTACGTCTAGACTTTACAAAGAACTGTCCAATACATCTTTGGTCTATTACACAGGCTTCGGTATGATAAAACATATTTAATTGTGCATATCTGAAATTCATATATCCACCACTATCTTCCATCTTACACCACTGTAATGCAAAGTAATGATTACCAGTTAAGTACACTGGCTTCCCATTATTCATAAACCAAACCCCTTCTCTCCTCCTTCTAAATTCCTCTAATATATATTCGGTGTAAGCATCAACGCTATCCACACTAAGACCAAAGTGCATAGGAGTTCTTCTCCAATACTGATTAGCTTTCTTCTCCTTACTAAATAATATGTCTTTTTTGTTTTTTGGAACTTCTGGAAGGGTTATATTTAAACCATCTAAAACTATTACCTCTCCCTTAGTTCCCTTTGGGTCTATAACTATTGAGTCGTTTTTAGAATCAAACCAGTTTTTGTAGTAATGTGATTTAGGATAGAATTCTCCCTTACTATATTTCTCTGGGAAACCAACTTTAAATTCTCTGTCAGATAGGTTAAAGTTCTCACTTGATAATTGTAGTCTTAATTCTATAAGTGCAGAATCTATCTCTACTATTGCGGTATGTATACTTGCTTTTGCCTTAACAGCCAAGTGGTGTTTAGTTGCATCTATAGAAGAAAAGTCTATCTTCTCTCTCAATGCACTTCTAAGCGTTATTAAGCTCTTATCTCCAGCATTAACTAATCTTTGTACATAAACTTTTAACTTGCTCTCATTTGGGCTATTTTGATTGTTTTGCCAACGTAGTATCATTTGCTTTGCGGACCTAAAACTTTCTATTTTAGATTTCATTGCAGCATCAAACTTATCAGCAGTTATTTCAGATATATCTATATCATACTCTAATCCCTCTATAATACTATCAATAGCAAATTCTATGTCGCTTGACAATCCTAGCATGTTCCAATTAATTGGTTATTTCTTACTCTGTACAATCTTTCATTGTCAAAGTTGAATTCGTAGTTGCTATAGTCTTTTAATAAAACTTTAGTGTCTTCCTCTAATCCTATTCCTTCTGTAAATTTATTTCCGTATTTTAAGATACCAATATTTGGTACATCTGCACCATCCTCAACCAATGGCTCTACAAAACAAAATGGGTCTAGACTTATTTTATCACCATTTGGTTTTATTACCATATATATCATCTCTGGAAACACAAAGTACAAGTCGTCTTTTATGTAGCTATTAGAATGCACTGGAACTCCTTTTACATCAAAAGTTATTCTGAATGTATTGTGATGAACAACTATTTCATCTCCAACATCTACCACTGTTTTATAAGCAGTTGGGATAGACTTAACTACCCCAATTCTGTTTACATCTTTAGCTTCTTCTATAGAAACATTCCTTATTATTGAATCGTTATTATTAACGTACTGTCCTCCTTTTGGAGTGACTATGAAAAATACTGGGCTTTGCATAATTAATCTAATATATACTCAATGTGACAAACAACTCTACTTTGAAATGATTTCCATAATTGAACCTCATCATCTGTTATTATGTAAACATTGAAATATGATTTGTCCTTAACAATATCTTTTATGTCAGAATTGCTGTTTGCTGGTTTCCCTACTTGATAATGTATAGAGTCTTTTAGGTTATCACCTACAGATATTTTTCTTATTTGTTTCATATAATACTTATGACAATCTAATTTTAACAGTACCGCTTGTGTGATACAAACCTCCAACTAATACACCTCCAACAGCCGCAGCAGTATCATTTGCATAGTTTTTAGATATAATAGATGTAACTGAACCGTCAGCCATTAAGTATTCAATTGGTGATCCTCCAATTTTTATAAATGACTTAGCTGTTGTGTCTCCATCATTGTCTACTTTAAATACATTTGTACGCACATCGCCAATGTATTTAGCTCCTAAATATAAATCACCAGTATGAGAATCAAAACTTCTCATTTCACAACCAACAGAAGTAGATGCTCCTGTTCTTAAATCAGCCATGAATCCATAATTGTCAGCTCCAGTCGCATCAACAAGAAATCCAACTGGAGAACCAGTTAGAGTCCCAGGGTTTTGGCCATTTAATATTGCTAAAAAAGCATCAGGAGCTGGGTTATATGTTGGATAAACACCTGTTTGTTGCGGAACTGTAACAGCCACTCCGTTTTGATATAGTGTTGAATTGTTTGATAAAGTAATGTTAATACCTTTGTCTTTTGCAGGACCTACAACTATAGTATTATCTATATTGGCAGCTTCTTGTAATCCAATACTTTCAGAAACATAATCTCTTATGTCTTCAAGTAAATAAGTTTTTGTTGCATCTAAATTATCGGCATCACCTCCCAATAAATAATCTTTATCAGAAACTGTTCCATCATTTGTATAGGTTTTAATTCTTCCCATTTTCTTATTTTGATATAAAAGCAGATACTACTGCCGTGTTTTTTTTAATGTATAAAAACATAAGTAATAATGCTACTACAAATATAACAACAATACCTATTACAAAATACAATACCCAAACGGTATTAAATTTTTCTGTTTTTGCAGACTGTTTTTGTTTTGAGTTTTTTTGATACTCTATGTTTTGACGAGTTAACTCCTCTATTCTACTTGCATAACAATCAATACTTTTTACAGTTCCTTGTCTATCATATATCGTTTGAATAGTAGTCCCTTGTCTGTTAGTTCTGTATATTGTAGTATCCCTGAACTTGATATTTGGTATTTCAAATCTAACAGTATCTCCTTGCCTAAATGTTTTTACCTCTGTATTTTCTTTGTAATTAGAATCATCTTTTACCTTATCCGATATTTTTTGAACATCACAAGATACAATAGATAAAACCAATAGTGTATAAATTATATTTTTCATAAGCAACCATCATCATAAAATGAAACAACGCAAATAAAAATAACACCTATAGCAATTAATAAAATCATTACTTAGCGTACTTCATCATCATAGCTACTGCAGCTTTGCCTTTACCACTTTCTTTTTTCTGTGTAGATTTGTTTTCACTTTTTTCGTGTTTAGCCATTGCTTTTTTAGAAGCATATTTTTCTCCAGTACTTTTTTCAATAATTGCTTTTTTCATCTTACTTTTTTTTATTTTTTTTATTTTCTTTTTTGGCAACAGATAATGCAATAGCAATACTCTGAGCTTTACTTTTACCATGAGACATTTCTGTCTTAATGTTTTTACCTATATTCTGTTTACCTTTAAGTAATGGCATAATGTGTATATTTAAGACTGTTCTTCTTGTTCAGTAATTTCACCAGTTTCTATATTTATCTTTACACTTCCGTAAATATCTAATAGTTTTTTTTCTTGCTCTTTGAAGTCAGCTGAAGCTTCTTCTAGTTTAGAGAACACGTCCTCCTTGAATACGTTAAGTTTCTTGATTTCAATCTCTGCGTCTGCGATCTTTCCTTTTAAGGAGTTAAAATCCGAGTGTACCTTTCTTAGGTCTTCTAATTCTTGTTCTGTTATTGTTTTCATTTGATTAAATTTTTACAAAGATAATCATTTTATTTTACCATAATGATGAACTAGGTATACACATATAGCTATTACAACCCAAAATAGTATCCAGTTTATGTCTTGTTTTTTCATTTATCAATTGATTTTATTGCGTGATTGTTATCTATCTTGTCCAGTATCCAGACTAAAGCCTTTCCAAGACCAGTTAGTGTACCTGTTAACTGATTTTTGCCAAGAACACTAGATATAGTTTCTTCAATGTCTCCAAATCTATGCCCAGTTGCAAGTGTCTTATTAAACAAGGTCCTAAATTCCCTATTACCAAACTTGTCTAAGTTAATGGCAGAACTTTTAAAGTATCCAGACTTGTTCTTAACAAACAACCAGTTGACTACAGTTAGCGGTAGGTAAAGTACGTATGCTATTATAAATAGTATCATAATAATATTGCTTCTGCCTGTATAAATAAATCATCTACCTGCTCGTCTGTAAGTTGCAATGCAGATTGTAGCAACATAACCGTCTGGCTTGCTCTCTCTACAG